TAAGGACGTCCGACTTGATAGGTTGCAGCCCATACGTTAATCATTGATCCTGCTGCTGGAGCCACAGGAAAATTAACTGTTATGCTCGTAGTAATATAATTAACCGTACCACAATATTGTGAAGTTAATGGAGATGGAGGATAAGGTTGATAGGATGATGGAATTGGAGGGTTTGAATTGGCATTTCCTTGACCACCTAAAGGTGAAGTATTTGGTATGGATGGAGTTTGGACTGCTGTTGGGCCTGATGATGGATTTAAGTAAACATTATCGCCCACTGTATTTTGCTGTACAAATATGAGTTGTCCGGTTGTTGTATTACTTCCCAAGCCAGCTCCGTTAACAACTGCCCCCCCATCATCGATGATTCGAATTGGATTACCGTTAACATCAATACCACCTATTACAAGTTGTGTGCTTAAAATACCGAAATTAGGCTGAGGAAATGGATTTTGATTATTACCAAATAAAGTAAATGTGAATGTTGTTGTTACTCCATCTCCACCAATTGGCTGAAACTGGGTAGGATATCTAGGATAAAGGTTGAATAGTTGATCCCTATTCTTAAAGAAATTACCCATGATTCCTTGGAAATAGACAGGAGCACGAAAACCCTGTAGGTTATTAACATCTACAGGGTAACGATCTACATTAGGTATTGTTAGGAATTTATAGACAGACCTTTGTTGGTCAATTTTAATAGCATAAGGAAAATCAGTGCTGTAAAAAGTATTAATCGCCTTTTGGATCTCAACGCTAGGCAAAGAACTTTCACTGGCTGATGCTGTTAGCCTTCTAACCTTCTTTTCAATGAAAGTATATGTTGAATCTGCTTGCGCTGTGGGAGTCATAAATACCTACTTTTATTAGAATGAATTTGCCACAAACTTATGTAACCAATCCCCTTCTTCATCCATTTTAAGAGGTGATTCGTCTCTAGTTACTGGTTTACCATCTACTTCAAGTAACCCTTCACGCTTCTTTAAGATCTTATTCTTGTCATTGACTTCTTCGACTAAACCAAGAGGAACTTCATATACCTTACCGGGAATGAAATGCCAAATCTGAATCGGATCACCAGCATATTTACAATACGGTTTTGTCAAACGTTCATGTCTTCCTCGTGAGTTCATGTATTCTGCTTTAACAAGTTTTGAATGTTCTTTCTTCTGTTTCTCCATCTCTTTCTTATGTTCTGGTTTCATATTCTTGAAATCATCGAAAGGCACACTGTTGGTTAATGTATTGATTAGTCCGTGAACTTCTCCACTAGCTGTGGACATCATTAATGCTGCCATCTAATTACCTATATTGTTGAAGCTTTGAAATGGAACGTCATTGGTGGTATTCGAGAATTCCAGATTCCTTGATCCTGCTGGCGATAAACTTGCAGGAGTTTCGGAACTACTCGAACCATTAATGAACGTATCAAAATTTGTAGAATCTAAATCTAAAATCATAGTTGATGCGCCGACGGATAATATTTTCACTGTTAATCCGTTTGCTTGGTACATTCCCCATGTTTTAGGAACCGTTAACCTAACCAACTGATTAGGGATATAAGTATTTTTCGCTGTCGATGGCATTGTAAAACCTAATACCATTGGATACGCTTGAGACATGCTAGTAATCAAAAGACTGCTAGGTATCTGAATAACTCCTGGTAAATATTGGTTTGCCATTTTTCCTTTTATGAAAGGAGGGGGACAAATTGCCCTTACCCTTACTTATATTTTTTATGTTCTTGTTTATGACACAATTTACAAAGCCATTTAACTTCTAAAGGCTTCGTATAATCTGTGTGATGACCTTCAATCTTTCCAGTTGAATTACATTTTTCACACTGATTTGGCTTTTTAATTACTCCTAATTTGACTGCATACATCACAAGTTTTCTTGCATCATTCTTAGGCTTTAAAATTTCTTTGTTTCGTTCTCTAAATCTTTTTTGTCTTATTCTTTCTTTTAAATGAAAGTTAACATCACTTTTTCTTCGTTCTTTCTCTCTAAGATTTATTAATTCTTTTCTTGGCTCTCTTAACTCTCTTCTTCTTTGTAAAATTCTTTCTCTATTCGCTAATCTATGTTTTTTTTGAGAAATCTTTATATTTTCTGCATTTTTTCTTTTTGATTTTCTATTTTGTTCTCTGTATTTTTCAGGGTTTTCTTGTCTTTTTTTCTTTCTATTTTCTGATTTACATTTTTTACATTCATATGATTTTCCTCCTGCTTGAGTTCTATCATTATGAAATTCAGACAATTCCTTTAATTCATCACATTTATAACAATTACGCATCGTGGTATCCTCCGTTTTTAAAAGAGGATACCACATAAGGTAATTACTTACCAGTTATCTATAATCAGTTCTCTAGCTTGTATGCAACCCAATCAATTATGTCCGCAGCTGCTCCCGCCGGAGAATTGGATCCCCCTGACAAAAACATATATGGAACAAATTGACCTGTTCTAAATGGTTGTTTTTGGAAGTCATAACCAGTTTGAACAAGAGTCACAGGATCAAATTGAGTTGAAGCACCAGCAGGAGACAACGTAGCGAATAAGGTTGCTGTTGGACTTAATGTTGATAATGGGAATGCGAAAGCTGTAAAGGCTGACGAATCAATATCAACTGTTAAGTTGTAAGCACCGATATTTGATGTTGCTGAAACTGCGTTAACTGCAACGATTTTCCCTGTTAACTGATTTATTTGAGTCATTCCAAACGAATAAGGAACGCTAAAATGAATCTTCATTCCGACTACATAATGCTGGCTTGGATCGACTGATGTCGAAACAACTGCCTGTGTAGCTTGGGAAATGTTAGTGATGAACAGATATTCAGGCTCTACAGCGTTAAATTTAGAGATTCTACGTGTAAACCCTGCTGTTGCTGCTGTCGCAAAACCATTGGAAACAGTAGCAGGCAAACCAAGTAATGTATAACCAGAACCAGAAGTAGAACTGATTTGGAAATTCATTCCTGCAATGTTTAACATGCCTGTTGTGTTATACAGCTGTAATACATCCCCATCGGAATATGTATTAGTCTGAGAAACAACGGCAGGATTAGCGGCGGTAATCGCAGTAATCGCATTAGCTGCTTGAGGTTCAACGACTGGGGAGGATGTCACATAAGTAAAACCACCGGAAGCCGAAGATGTAGAGAATTTGTCGATCAAGATTGCGCTTGATCCTGCTTTTCTCCAACGTAAACCGTCATTAGCTGCTGATGCACCTACTCCAAATTTAGGGCCGAACCATTCGCCACGAACACAAACAGAACCAGTCAAACCCATTTGGGTAAGATTAGTAGAAACCATGTAGTCCGCTGAACTTGGCATAGGGATTTTAACTCCTGCACCTGTAGAAGTAAACGAACCACCTGTAAGAATTGTAAAAGCCATGATAACCTCCTTATGATGGTTGGAATGTTGTTACATTCAGTCCAGAGATCCAGTTTTGGTTTGTAATCGCACGAGCGATCGCAAATTTAGCGTACAATTGGCTATTCTGAGCAACTGAAGAAACTACCCAAGGAGGTCTATAACCGATTAACGCTGTGTAGTTGTTTTGCTCGATCTTGGCTGCTGCTTCTAGTCCATACATTGGGATCGTATAGATCGTATTTCCTCTCATAGAAATACCAGGAATCTTGGCTGCCTTAGAGGAAACAAAGAATCTGAATCTAGAGATAGAGCAATATTCTTCTGGTCTGATACCTTCTTGAGTTGGATAAGCAGATTTAAGCAAAACACCTTGAACTTTCTGTAAATCAGAAGCTAAGTTTGTATTTGCAAGAGCGATAAATGCATCACGAACACCACCTGTAGCGAACTTAAGAGTTGCTTCAAGATTGGTTAGCATTGAACGTGCATCATTTCCAAGTAAAATCGTTTCGATGTTGTTCACATCGTTTAACGAGATGTTACTAGGCTGATCTCCATTCAATCCACCAGTTGCGTTGATGTAAGATACAGAGCTTGAGAAAAGATCTCGCATAAGCAAGTCTTCTTTCTCACGTAGCCATTGTCCAAGCAAAGCAGTGAATTTCGTAAGTGTCTTGGAATTTTCCCACAATACGACTTGTTCGTTCGTGACGATAGTCTTTGCATAGATTTCCATTGTCGCGTCAATATCTGAACGAACAGGTACTTCAGCAGCTGGATCAATACCTGAACCATCGAGTTGTCCGCCATCTGTTGATAGGCGCTCAAAACGAGACATACGTGTAGTTTTACCGATATAGGATTCGGCATGATGTAGATCTACTCCAAAGGAGTGAATCAAGTTAAACATTGGCGTTGACAATAGATCCTCGGATGCCTGAACGGGCAATTCGGGTGCCATATTGTTAATGTTTGTTATGCCGGTAGAAAAAGACATAAAAAAACCTCGTTATACAGTTGATAATATGTTCACTGCGAATGAACGTTTTCAGCTGTACTGACGAGGTACTTTGCAGTCTGAGAAGTGTGATTGACGAATTCTTTATGCGGTCATATTCAATCTATCAATTAAAATATTTAGTATCAACCTTTTTTAGGATTGGTATGTTCGAAATCAATATGAATAGATAATTTGTCCTTTAGATCTAGGATTTCATTACACATAACACTCAATGCAGTGCAAATATTAAATCGATTTAAAAAATTAGCTGGTAAAGGCTCACCAGGATTATTTTCTTCAAATTTTTTAATATTTTTTTCCATAATTTTTTCAATTTCCATTGAATGTTCAACAAAGTTTAAGGCTAAATTGTCTATTGAATAGTCATGTTTATACATCATCTTTCTCCCGTTCTTTGCTTAGAAATTCATCATAAGGAAATAACATTATATGAGCTATTTTTTGCAGAAGTTGATTTTGTCTATATTGATATTGATCTGGAGAACCATAACAAATCATGTTGCTCTGGCTAAGTAATTGATAAAGCTCTTCATATTCTTTCTTCATTAAATCATTCATCTTTTTCCCTTTTCTTAAATTTTAATGAATGTTCATGACAAATATTATGCAAACATCCGAGTTTGAATGCAGCTTCTATTTTATCGGATTCCGTTCCAGAAACCATGAGAATTCCTATTACCTTTAGTTCTTCTCTTATAAAAGTAAATTCATATTCTAAATCCATTATCCTAACCCCTTCATAGTTTTTTGCATTCTTGCCCAATTCTCTGCTCTACGATTTTCAATATCTGTCATTGACAGTGACGACTTTTCACCGGGAGGTGTCATTTGAGATGACGAGATTGACTTAGGTTTGTTGCTGTTTACTTCTGCTCTAACTGCATCTTTCTTTGCATTCTGACTGTTAGGCATGAACTTCTTCACAGCATAGTAAATATCATGCCACTTGTCAAAACCTTCAGGCAATCTTTGCAATGGTCTTGAAAGTTCTGGGAAATGAAAGTCAAGATAGTCAAGATTCTCCTGTGAACAAACATTTTCAAAGTCTGGCAATTCTCTTGATAGTCTTGTTGGATATTCTCTTTGCTCTCTTTCTTGTCTTTGCTGCTCGTATTGCTTTTCTTTCTTGGCTAGAAGTTCATTGACTTTCTTCTCAATCTTTTGATCTTCTGTCTCTTCTGTTTCTCCACTAGTTCCATAATAGTTTTGATATGCCTGAGGACTTGGAGCCGATTTTGCAAAAGCACTTTCCATCGCAGCTTTAAGCGCAATAACCTCAGCTTCTTTTTCTGCTGCTCGCTTTTCAGCCGCTTCTCGCTCTGCTCTATCTTTCTTTCTGCCTTCTCTGAATGCTCTAAAGTCTGGATTTTCTTCGATAGGAGCGGTCTTCGTTGTATCTTCGGTCTGTTTATGCACCATATTTGTGTCAGGTTCTTTCTGCTGCAAATTTGTTTCAACTTTTGGTTGCGGAATTGTCTCATTTGATTTAACTTCTGGGTTTAAAACTGTCATCTAGGAGTCTCCTTGTGAATAATAATGACAATGTAAAAGAAAATCTTGACAATATCAATACTAATTTTGAATTTGATATAGATATGCAAAAGCTTCGTGTTGAAGTTTTGAAGAAATTTGATGAATATCGGAATACAATGAACTTTATGGTAGGAGATGCACCAATAGGTATTCTTTGCTTAAATCCTATTGTGGAAAAGATTCTATTAGACAATGGATGTTCAAGAGTCTATGACTTGTTTAATTTGGATCTTGTTGAAATCAAAGGGTTGGGTGAGGTCAGGATTAAACAAATTACAGCCCGCCTTGACCAGTTCTTCTCGATGTTGTGAAAGGAATTCTTCTTGAGATACCATTTTAATATCATGTTCGTATCGAATGTAATCCCAGAATTTACCCTCAAAAAAGGCTATTGACCATGCTTGCATCGTTTTGTATCGCTTGTCTACTACTGGTAATGATGCTAACTCTGCCATCACCACATCACTGGGCAGCACCCATAGGCGTTTTGTTATGCGTCCTTGCCCTCGTTGGTACAAAAAAACTGCTTGATCGGGACGGGGACTAGGTAGAAATGGACAGCAATAGAACTTACGTCTCTTGGCATTCTTAATTAAAGGATCATCTGCACCTTGAATAA